ATCTGTTTTCTAAGTGCCGATTCCCAACAATTTATCCCGTCCCCGGGTACTGCCACCGGGGGTCAAAGGGCAGAGTCATCTATCTAAGGGCTTGTTGCTTCGGCGTCTATTACAGCTTCTATGAGCTGGAAGTAGTTCTGCGGTTGCTCCGTGAGCTGAAGCTTGAACGTGATCGGCTTCGAATGGGTCATTTTCTTTTTTTCCTTCTCCGCATAAGTGGCAAGCAATCGCGTTCTCTCGGACAGCTCTAGCCCGAGCCGCGTAGTCGCCCGCATACTGGCCCGTCTGAGCCTTCCGGATAGCCCTTCGAGCTTCGTGTATCTCTTTTGCTTTCGCTGCGTGTGGAGCGCATAGCGGTTCAGGAGATAGGACTCCGCAGATACGGCAGGGCTTAAGGAACCTTCTAATCTTTTCCCCAATCCTTTCCCTTGAACTGGATAGGTGGAGCGTCGAAGACTCGGATCATAGTCCTAGCGCAGTTAGCGCAGATTGGCTTATGTTCTTCACTCCCGAAGCTTCGGGTAATAGTTATGGTGATAGGACAACCGGGGCATTTGTATTCGTAGGTAGGCACTAGACGGATAGCTCCCGAGCATAATCCTGATACTGGCTTCGATATCCGGTGCGGTAGCTGATATCATTCCGCTCTAGCTCTAGATCGCTAGGAGCTTTTATTATGTGTTCTTTGTTTACGCAGTCCTTGTGAAGACAAGTGCGGAAGCCCGGAAGATAAAGCTTTAGGTTCTTATCTATTGGGTTGAAGTATTCGTCCACTTCTCCACGCCAAGGACGGCAGACCGTTCCGTCATATTTGATTTCAGTTGCCATTCCATTACGACAGTCTGAGCATTTGCCGTCATATGTTCCCCGTGCTTTTCTTCTTTCTATTGCCGCTTCGCTAACTTCTATTCCGCAACGTTCGCATTTCATTTCTAGTCCCTTCTTTTGTGAATCTCTTCTTTAAGTGCTTCGATTATTCCCTTGACGTCCGTATCCCCGAACGCGTCTATCTGTTCTACTTCTTCTAGCCAGTTGATTATGGTTAGGCGTTCTATTTCTTTTCCTTGATTGAATGCCTTTAGATAATCTTTTAGGGTTTTCATTTCTTTATTCTTTCTAGCAGGTTATCGTCTTCGAGTAGTATCCGAAGAGCGAGTTCCGCTTGTTGTGGAACTACTCCGTTGCCCGCTAACTTTAGTTCGTCGTTGCGCTTTAGTCCTAACCCAGTAATCCAGCCTTCGGGTAATCCCATTAGCCATTCGGTAAACATAGAGCTTAGGCGGTGAGCGCCGTCCCTTCCGTCGGGTTTAGTTGGTGCGGGAGCTGATCTTCCCATAATTTCTTCCCAGCGTCTTATCGCTGGCTCAAATCTTCCCCAATTAGTTTCGGGCATTTCATTTACTACGGACTCTCTCAGGTTTCGGTATCCGCCGGGCGATTTTTCTTTCATAGCTTGTATTTGTTCGGGAGTTTTTATTTCCCTATGTTCCATAGTGTTAGGAGTCGGGAAAAGCATTACTTCAACTTCAATTCTGCTCTTTGGATTTCCTTCTGTTATTTCTTTTTGAGTTGGCCCGTTAGCCATACTTACCCGTGTTGTTGGAAGAAGACTCTTTAGAGTTTCAGACAAATTCAGTCCATAGCCCGGGGAGCTTTTACCGTTTTTCCAGTCGCTAGCAATTGGCGTAGGAAATATATCTGGCTTCAAAAATACCTGAGCTAATGTAACCGAGTGAAGACTGCCGGGAGTTTGTTGGGTGCTTTGAAGATTTCCGGTGAACTGGTCGGAAACGGTAGGTGTAGGTAATCTGCTAACTTTCAGTCCTGAAGCTGCGGCTAAGTCCATAGCTTGATCGCGAATTCCAACCGTGTTTCCTCGACGCTTTGCTTCGTCTTCGCCTAATGCTCCGCCTTCACCTTGACTAGCTGTAGGGGAACGAAGAAGTTCTAAGTCTTTTCTTGCGTATCCGTTTACTTGTCTAGAAGCAAAATCGCTTAGAGAATCGCCATAACCGGGAGAAGTGGAACCGGGTTCGTTAGCTCTGGGGGTAGGCAACGACGAAGACTCTAAAGCGTTGGTGCGCGGCTCCAGCGTCGGAAGCTCGAACGCCCGTCCATTTTGCGTCATACCCGATTTCGGCCAAGTCGCCAAGAACGGCTCCCAAAGCTCTAAGAGCTGGTTGCCCTTTGAGCTTGTCCATAACTTCAGTTCCGTATTCCATTCCGCTATCTGCTTTGGCACTTAGTAAACCCCTTACGTTTTCGATCACTACTAGTTTTGGTTTGATGATTGATATTGCTTTGTAGAACTCCGACCAAAGACCGGAGCGTGTTCCGTCTTGTAATCCCTTTCTCTTTCCTGCTAGAGATAAGTCTTGACACGGAAAACCGCCCGTAAGAATATCCACGGGTTCCACGGCTTCCCAGTCCACCTTTGATACGTCCCTGAAGTTTGGAACGCCCGGGAAGTGAGCTTCTAGAACCTTGCTCGGTGCGTCTTCCCATTCACAATGCCACGCTACTTCTGCGCCCGTGATTTTACTAACGGCTAGATCGAGTCCGCCATATCCGCTGAATAGACTTCCAATTTTCATAGCTTGTAAACCGTTCCCGTGAAGTCGATTTCCTTTTCCAAGAAGAAGGTCACAAGTCCGGGCTGAGAATCTTCTCCCGCTTGACGTTTCCACCAGCCGGAGCCGTTGTCCATTGTTGAAGCTTGAACCCAGAAGCGGGAAGTTCCGCGCGGTGTTGAACCTAGCTCGACGATTCGCAAGTGGTGAAAGTGTCCGCTTACTCCGATTGTTGCCGCTGCTACGGGCTGATTACCGAATGCTTGTTGCCGCCACCACGTAGGAACTTGATCTGGACGCGGGCTTTGATGTCCGTGCCAAAGTCCGAGAACGTGGAAGCCGTCGTCGAAGATATCCAACGCTAGAGATTCGTCGTGCGGTTGTGGCTCTAAAAACTTGATTGGCAGACCGACTTCTCCAGCTAGCCGGGCTAAGGTTCGTCCGATATGGATTCCCCAGTCGTCGGTTCCCTTTCCTATGCGCTGTTTGTTGATTCTCATTTGACAATGGTTAGAAGCAACAGATAGGTAAACGATTTCTGGAACGTGTTCGCAGAGAGAGCGCAAGGTCGTCCACGCTAGAGTCGTCGCCAAATCTACCTGCTCCATAATCGAAAGGTCGTTCGTAAAAAGCTGATTAGCGTCGTTAGCGTTTATAAAGTTCTCGATAGTGTCTCCGACGTCACAGAAGATTACCTTCGAAGGTTTTTCTTTTTTGACTTGTTGAATAAGCTTCGCCGTCGTTTCTTCGACGCGCTGAATAAGTTGGAGAGTTCCACCGCGGTGATCTACTTTTCCTACCTGTAAGTCTGACCAAAGAATCACTAAAGCTTTATCTGTTGTTCGGGTTGTCTTCTTCAGCTTCGTTTTCTTTTTAGCTTCGGCGTAGAGCAACGGAAGGTCAATCCCTGAAGTGCGTTTGCGGAAAGTGAATCGGAAAGAAGTTAGGAATTCCCCGCCTTCTTTCTGTTGCCACTTGCTTACTCGGGGAGTTCCGATAACTTCGAACTCTTCTGGATTCATTCCAGCCGCTTCTAGAAACTCTTCGAAGCTGGTTGGAGATTCGGCGTAAGGTGTCGTAGCTTCTCCGGTTGAACCGTCGAAGATCACGCCCGGGCGACCGAATGGAGTTGGTTCTACTTTCTTTGCGGGTTCTAGATTTTCGAGCAAGAGCATTCTTTCTTCCGGTGTCGCAGGATTGAAACGTCGCTAATTCGTAGTCCCCTAGAGCTTAGTTCACGGGCTAAGGCTCCGCAGTTGAAGTCTTTATTTTCTAAAGCTCCGTCTAGGATTTCTTGGTCTTTCTTTTCTAGCTTGTTCCTTAGAGTGCGAACCGCGCAGCTAGTTATCTTCTGCGGCGGCTTCAGGTCTTCTAGCATTTGTTCCCCTTACAAGATTGAGAGCCAAGTTCCCGAGTTCGGGTTCCAGTCCAGCGTATTCCATTTCCCAAGCTTTAGCCATTAGCGACGCAAGGTTTTTTCTTATGCTTTCGAAGTCTTCAGACCAAACTAGATTCGGGTCTTTGAGCAGCTCCAAAGCTTCCGGAAACTTATCCACGTTTTTTCCTATCTAAAAAGAAGAAGTGAATTCGGTATCTAAGCCAAAGAAGCTGCCTTCGAAGATAAAACGGTTTTCTTTTTCCTCGGTGCTTACCCTTCGACAATTTCGACAATCCTTTCTAAAATCTGGACTTCAACGTTTGTAATAACTACTGCGTCTTTTAGCAGGTCGGCGATTATTCTTTCCCTCTCTGCGATTGTTCCACGGTGATAGCCCCGGGCGAATGCGAATGTTAGCTTTCGCTCTTTCTTATCCTTCGAGTTCGGTCTGAAGCCACTCATTGAAGGCCACCATATCCTTTTCTAATTGCTTGATCATATCCGCGTAGGTTTCTAGCTCGATTATCAGAAGGTCGAGTTTGGTTTCTAAATCCATTTCATTTCCTTTACGTGTAGATGTGCCATTTTCAAGCCCAAGTAGATTCCGTGCGTATCGAATGAGCCAAGTCGATACGGGTGCTTCTCGAACCGGGCGATTTCTTCTTCCAGCATTTGAAGAATCCGCTCCCGCTGTTCCATTTGCCCTTTTGTGTATCCGGCGTATTTGTTTTTTGCTACTGCCTTAGTCATAGCCCCATTCCTTTCAATAGGTCGTTCATTTCTTTTTTGTAGCGTCCGTTTATTTCGTCTACTAGGTCTTGGACAACGATTGGAATTCCTTCGTGATCTTCGACGAAGCTGAGAAGATACTCACGTTCGCTACGCTGCCCAGCTTTGAAACCGTCGGTGTAGGCGGTGTTATTCGTTAGCTTCTTCTCTAGTCCGTCGTAGAAGCCCCGGACGTAGTTTTCTTGTTTGACTTGTTGAATAGTTCCGTAGGTCGTTGTTACTTCGTCTTCGTCTTTCCAGAAGCTCATTCGAATTCCCTTCTTGGTCTACGGTCTATCTTTGTTAGCTCTTCAATTAGCAGGTTCAAAGTGTCCGGGTCAATAAGTCGCTTGACGACTAAGAACTCTAGAAGATTTTCTATTGCGGCTTGTTCGTCGCGTCTGCCCTTGTTGTAAGCGTCTAGCGTTTCAGCGGGCAATTTCAGAAGCGTAAACATCTGCGTTAAGTCCTTCCACTAGATCGAGAATTTTTGCTACCGCTTTAGTCGGAACGGGGTTCGTTGCTTTGATTAGGCGAATAACTTCGTCGCGCATTAGAAGGCGGCCCATAAGAATTCCGTCCTGTTGTGCGGTCTGGTAGCTGAACTGGTTCGGGTTGTAATCGTCGTTCCCGAATTCGATTGCCGGATTTGTCTTACTTGTCATTTGAATTCCTTTCCAAGAATTGCTTTTCTAGGTGTTGTAGCAGGTGGACTTGGGCGGTGTATCGGTTCAGGTAGTACCGTTCTACTCCCAACGTCTGACTTCTTTCTTCGTAATCTTTTTTTGCGTATTCGTGTCCAACTTTTAGAATCCGGCGGACAACGAATTCAACTTCATTCATAGATACTTCCTTGCTAGATAGTCCACGAAGAAGATAGTCGTTCCCAGAAACCCGAAGACTCCGAGAGTGTATCCAAGAAGAAGGTCTATCTCCTGAAGCTTCCAACTACCGATCAAGATAGCTGCGAAGAGAATAAAGAATCCGAAAATTTTCATAGTGCGGATACCTTTCCTGCGAAGAACTTTTCCTTTAGCTCGAAGAACTTTTCCCGGGCTAGTCGTCCGTTAAGTTCTCCGTCTAATGAGGTATACCATTCGTTCCAAGTTAGAGAATCTACTTCTACTTCAACGCGGTAAACGCGTCCGGTATCTGCGCTGTTGTGAGTTAGCTCGACGAAGTTTCCTTCTTCGGTCATAACTCTTTCGATTACTTTGATTCGAGTCATTTATTTTCCCTTTCTTATTTGTCTAGTTTGCCAATAACAAGAATTCCAGAGCTTGCTTCGTTTAGCTGAAATCCGTTTTTGATAAGGGTTTCACGAATGCTGGCAATCATTTCGGCTTTGCTGTTGTTAATTTGATTTATGTCACTTTGAGAAGTCCAGCTTCCAGTAGTGTAAGAAACCGCTACTCCGTTCGATAACTGGCGAACTGAAAATCCCGCGCCGGTAAGTGAGTATCCGCGGATTTTTGTCCTTGCGGTAATTGACCTGCGATAAGTCTTTCCTAAGAATCTGCTTACTGCTGCTGCGTTCATTTCTTTTCCCTTTCGTTGCCCCGGCTTTTCCGGTTAGTAATAGCTAACCATAGATTTTCGGGAATTTCTACCAATTTTGGCAAATTTCCAAAGATTTTCGTAGATTGTTACCAAATCGTTACAATTCTGGGTAGTTCGAACGGCTGTTCGATAGATTTGAGGCCCTAGAATGCCCGTAGAAGCCTTTTTAGGCGTCGGGTAGAGTGTTTACCCTTATCAAAGCCCCGGGACGCCTAGCGTCCGCGTAGAGCTTTGTAGCAGTTAGGCGAACAACCCTTGAATCGTCCTGCCAGATTACCCCTGTCAAAGAATCCCCTACGGAGCGCAAAAGCTTATCCAAGTCGGGCATTACGGACGGATACTTCCGGGTCGCGGTCTTAGGTCGGGGAAGATAGAAGATCACGGAGAGTTCGAGCGGTTCGTCTAGCAGTTCCCAACCGTCGGGGATTGCGTCCATAGCTGCGAACGCTACGGCATTTCTCCAAGTCTTGTGTTTCGAAGAATTGACTTGAACAATGCGCCCGTTTATGACTGAGTGAGAACCTTGTGAAGCCGGGTCGCCTGCTACGTCTATGAGAATCTCAGGCATATTGACGCCACGCTTCGGAGATTCCCGCCCAAAGATAAAAGCAACCGAAGACTAGCCCGACGACGTGTAGGAAGCCAGAAGATTCGGAAGCGAACTCCACGAATAAAATTCCGGACGCCGACGGGACTAGCCAACGGAGAAACACTAGAAGGGTAGCTCTTCGTGAGTAGGAGTCATAGCTGGAGCTTCTGAGCCGTCTAGTTTGATCGTTGCGAAGTTGATAGACAAGTTCACTACGGTTTTATCTTCTCCTTCTTTGCTTCTGTAGTTTCCGATTGCCGCCGAAAGAAGTCCGCGAGCGGAAACCTTCTGCCCAACCTGAAGATTGGTAGTCGGTGTGTCTAGCCAAGCGGTGTATCTTGCGTCGCGCTTTTCGCCGTCTTTGCTTTTGAATGTTTCTAGAATCTGGACGCCCTTGTTCTGGAACACCAGACCGACGATTTCGCCCTTTACTTCGATTGTTGCCATTTGGTTATTACCTTTCGTTTTTTTTCTACCCTAGCAGTTAGCTAGGACTTTTTTATGTGCTCCGGATTACAACAGTCCGAATGACCGCAGTTCCGAATTCCGGGGAGAACTGGGTTCCCCTCGAAGATTGGTTGGGTGAGAGTTTCAGGGTCGAAGTCGCCCTGCCACGGAAGACACTTGGTATTCCCATACTTGACAATATGAGATTGCCCCATTCGGCAGTCTGCGCAACGAACGCCCGTTTTTGGATCGTCGAGCTTGACGCGCCAAATATGCCCGCAACGGTTACATATCGCTTCGTTATCTTCCACCGCATTAGAGTATCAGCCATTAATTAGCCCGGCTTGGATAGCTGCGTTTCGACAACACGGCCCGCAACTTAGAATCCCGATACCGTGAGCGCATTTTGGTTGCGGAGTTCCCTTCTTTTCTTCGGTGTAAGAAGTTGCCCGGATTGCTTCGGCTTTTCTTTTCTCTTTGATTCTTAGAGCGTAGGCAATTACGTGCTTAGCTTCTACGTAGCCAATGGATTCGTCGCGCTGGGCTTCGATCACGGCAGTTTTAGCCGCTGCGAAGTCTAGGTAGCCAATTAGATCAAACCAAACTTGAAGCTTCTCCGGGCTTAGTTGTCTGTTGTCTATCGCGCTTAGGTACTCCATTAGCTCTTTGAGTTCGTTCTTAGTCATTAGCCCATTCCTCCAGCGCCTTTGAGTCGGTTGTCTTTCGTTTCGGTAGTGGCCCATTGTTCCAAGCTTCGGCATTTAGCCAAGTCGCCGGGTTCTTTATAAATTGCTTTTCGGGCAGATTTGGGTCTTCGGCGTAGCGTCCGGCGGCGTCCACGATTAGAGCTAGGTCTTGGCTCTTCGCCGCTTTTCTAAACGCCCGTCGCGCTGCGCCCTTGTCGGTCTTCTTAGGGTAGAGATTCCAAAAGGATTCAAAGTGAATTTCGATTGAATCGCTATATATTCTCTCGTTATTCTTTAAGTTGTTGTTCTTTATATTGTTGTTCTTATGTAGCGGATTGTCCTGCGTAGGCTTATCCAACGTAGGTTCAGCCGTTGGGTCTTGGGTCGTGTAGGAATAGCCACCTAGATAGCCTTTCTCCGTGCGCTCTCGATCTTCCGAGCGGGAAAGATAGCCAGCTTCTAGTAGCTCATTTATCAGCGTTCGGATTGCGTCGCGTCCGACTCCGTTATCTCTACCGAGAGATTCTTGGCTAATCCTCCAGCCCGGAGCGTGAGAAAGAAGCTGCGCTAGTAATCCCTTTGCGCCTAATGAGATTCGAGTATCTCGAAGCCACGCGTTAGGTATCTGCGTGAAGTGATCGTCGAACGAATGGTGTCCCCTAATCAGCGGCATTTATTCCCTTTCTTTGCTTGTTTGATACTAGCCAAAAAATCAGCTCTTGATAGAAGTCCTGCCAAAGTTATCATCTAGTAAGAACCAACCGTCCCATAACCGCACCGGAGTTTCTAGCGGGTCTTGGTGCGAATAGAGCTTCCAACCTAGCGTCCGTGCCTTAGCTGCGAAACCCGACGCTGATTCCATTAGCCCATTTGAGTACGAACAAAAAACGATAATGTTTGACGGGCGATTGCGGTCTTTACTTCCACCCATTCCACGGTTAGCGCGGTGTTGCGGAATTAGCTCCGGGCCAGTTGTTCCGCAACAAGGGCAAGCCTTATCTCGATCAAGGTATTTTTGGAACTCTTTTTTATTCATCTTCCCACGGGTCAAATTTTTTCGCTGGAACGTCTAAGCCCGTCCCGTTGTAGTCCGCGGAGAATCCAATAGTTGAGGAGCTGTCCGTATCTCTTAAATGTTCCGGAGCAACTTCTGGGCAAGAATGACGACGAATCCAATTCTTGTAAAGCTGAGTAGCTTCGTCCCCGGAAGCTTGAAATACTGCCCCGCAAGAACACTTCTCCCGAATCTTCATTAGCCGCCACTCTCCCGCCCATTAGTCTAGCTCCGCCATTGGAGTTCTATGTTCCGGCTAATTACGGCTGTCATTGTGGCCGTATCAGATAGGACTTTCATCTTCATTTTTACCCGGTTGAACTCCGCCCGGGCTAAGTCTGCCTTTAGCTTTTCGTCTACGGCTTGAAGCTTTGCCACCGCTTGACGGTCTGCTACCGTGCCTTGACTATTTAGGAACGACAGGGAAACGGACTTGTCATAAGTTGCTTCTGCGTCCGCTAATTTTACTTCTGCGTCATAAAGAGCCGAAGCACCTTTCTCCATTTCCTTACTTATTCGCTGAAGTTCTTCGACGATTTGGCCGGGGGTTTCCATTAGCCCAAACCTTCCGCCATTGTCTTTATTGCTTCTAGAATTGCGTCGTCTGCCTTAGCGGTTTTCGCTTCGGAGTAGAGCAAACGCAACTTGTCGATATCTTTTTCGTTTGTTAGTTCTCCGGCTTCGTAAAGCCAAGCTCGAACTGGAAGCTTCGGAGATTGTCCTCGGGCGACCTTTTCCATTTCTTGTTTTGACGGCCCTTTAGAGCCGCCTAATGCCCAGCGCAAACTTCTTCCAAGCGCGGACGTACACGCATTTTCCAAAGCCGAAGTTTTGTTAGCCATTCCCACGCCGTCTACTTCGAATGCCCATTCGGTAGCTTTTGGTAATTCGCGTTCTTGATCTTCAGCGTTTAGGTAAACCCTAGCTTCGACAACCCAAGTTCCAACGGCGCGGTCTTGCGGTGTTGTGTGATTCACAATTACGCACCTAATATCTGGATACTCCGCTATTGCTCTTGCGTGTCTTTCCTCGACTGTTTCGTATTCGTTGAGATTGAATTGTGCCATTTTTATTTCCCTTTCTTTTCGTTGTGTAGGTATGGATTGCCCATTCCGCGAGCGCGCAGACTGATCGCGTGTTCGCCGTAGACGATTCCCTTTTTCTTTCCGCCCATAGCCTTTAGAACACGGCTCTTTAGTTCGGTAAGTCTTTTTTCTGATTTCTCGAATTCATCTAGAGCGTTGAAATAGTGAACGCCTAGTTCGTCTAAGTGTTCTTCTCCGTCTTCGATTTTAGGATTCATAGCTCGGATAGTTTCGAACGTAGAATTGCTTCCGTCCCAGTCTGGCATTTCAACCTTTAGAACCGATTCCCTGAAGCGATAAGCGGCCGCTATAAGTGAAGACGCTTCAAACGAATCCCATTCGATTTCGAATTCTTGATAGCTTGAACCTGCTAGGGCTACCAGCTTTGCTTCTTGAATTCCAAAAACGTTCATATACCAAAGAACTTGCGCCCGGTAATGCTGCGGGACTTCGCTCCAGTAATCGCGCGAGAACTTGACTTCGATAATGCCCCAAGTGCCGTCTGCCTTCTTGTAGAGTGCGTCCGGGTTTGCGCGTTGCCACGGAAACTGTTTATGCGCCCAAGTTCCGGTTGTGTAGATTTCGTATTCCGGGTGTTCTTCAGCGAAGATTTCTAGGATTGGAGCTTCTAGTTTTGTTCCAAGTCGCATAGCCATAGACGGCTCGAAGTCGTCCGGGATTTGTTTGGTCTTCTTCGCCCATTTTGTAATTGCGCTCTCGAATGGAGAAAGTGAGGCGATTGCTCCAATATCGGAACCGCCCACCGCGCCTTCTTCGTCGCGTAGATCGTGCCACTCTTTAGAGCCTGATTCAAAGTTGCCCAGAAGAACGGCGTCGCCTAATTCCTTTAGTTCTATTTCCCCTTTTATCATTTTTTAGATTCCTTTCAATCTGTCTTCATATTTGGGTAGTGTCTACCTTATGACTACCATACGACAATTATTAGGAATTGAGCGCAAATATCTAGAGCTTCACGAAGCTATCCGAGCCGTCGGTTCGGTTGAGTGTGAAGAACTTCCAGACGTGTTTTTTGCTTACGAAGCTAGCCCAGTATCCCAGAGATTGGTAGAAGAAATAGCCAAAGGTATCTGCCAGCGTTGCCCAATAAGGGTACAATGCCGGGACTATGCCAAGTCCACCCGGGTAGCCGGGATTTGGGGAGGCACTACTGAAGCTGAGCGTTATTCTTCGTCGGGGACGTAAGTAATCGCTAGGGCCGAACCACCGATTGCCAGTAGAGCCGCGACGACGTTTAGAATCTGCGCGCCTAGTTCGGTAGTGATTGTTCCCAAGCTAATTAGTAGCGGGACGGTTGCGGCGACAATTCCGTAAATCCATTTGCGGGTATGCGGAGCTAGGTTCAACATTATTCTTCTTCTTTCTTGTAAAGGTTTACGTCTTCAAAGGTAGCAGACGCCGTGTACGCAGTTAGGATAATCGAGATAAGAGCTACACCGCCGATTACAAGCTGGACGGATACTTCCTTGTCAAAGAAGAAAGTCCCCATTCCGAAGATGATCATAACGAAGCCCAAGCGATAACCGCCGTAGATTAGCTTTCGGCGATACTTCCAAGACGGGCCAGAAGTGTCTTCGCCTTCTTGCTCCCGAAGAAGCATTAGAGCGTCAAAGATTTTCACTTTAGTTTATCTAGGGCTATTTGGGTTTTTATGTAGCTAGTCGGTTCGGTAAAGCGGGTTCCGTTATTTGTGTAAATGTAGTTTTTGCCGCGCTGGATTTCGAAGTGAAGATGTGGCCCGGTGGATTCCCCGGTATTTCCAGATAGACCAAGGATTTCCCCTTCTAGAACCGTGTCACCTTTTTTAGCAGTTAGGCTGCCTTTCTTTAGGTGCATATATGCGGAAGTAATCCATTCTCCATTGACTTTATGACGGAGCTTTACTAAATAGCCACCGCCAGCGGGTTCCCCATTAGGAAACTTTAGAGTCGAAGGCCCGGAGAAAAGAACCTTACCCGTAGCAATAGCCTTTACTGGCGTCCCAATAGCTACCGCGTAATCAACGCCGTTGTGGTGCTTTCTTGTTTTCTCGATAGGGTGAATCCTCCACCCGAACGGCGAAGAGATTTTAGGGATTGGCTTGTCAAAAGGAAAACGCATAGTTCTATTTTACAAGAAGAGAAAATAGAGCCGAAGCTAGTCCGGTAATTCCTGCGGCTAATCCGGTGTAAGCAATTTTTTCAATCCACGCTAACCGGGCAAGCGTTAGTTCAACTTCCCGCAGACGGTTTGGAACTTCGTCTAGATGGTCCAGCTTCTCCAGTATCTTGACAAGGGTTTCCCCGTGCTCAAGTTGCTTGGCGTAAATTGCTTGCTGGGTAATGCGTACCCCAGTTGTTTCCTCAGCCATTATGAGGTGATAGCAGCGATTTCAGAGTCAGTCAGACCCAGAGCTTTTAGCTTGGCATTAGCAGAGGCTTTAGCTGTTTCTTTTGCTTCCTCGGCAGCCTTGCGTTCTGCTTCCTGAGCTTCGTAAGCTAGGCGGTCAGTTTCTCGCTGTGCTAGTTCCTCGGTTGTTAGAGGTACTTCTGTTGCTTCGCCTGTTGAGCAGTCCACTACTAGCTTGGTTAGGATTTCTGTCATTTTTCTTTTCTTTCTTGTTATGGAGAGGTGGTGACTATTCCGTCAGAGCCTTTTGTTATGCCGTAAAGCGAAACCATTGAGCCAGCAGCGAAGCTAACAGAACCAAAAGCATCTCGCAAAGTAATTTCTGTGACTGCTGTTGAGTTCGTTATTGAGTTGGCAGCAATAGCTAGGAACCATAAACTTCCGCTGTTGTTCTCAGCTACTCCGTCAGAACTTATACATTTTACTGCTGTTGATTTGTAATTAGGAACATAAAACTCTGCGTTTGAGAAGGTATTAGCTGTTGAGCCATTACCATTTGCCCCAGCTACAATGTTAAAGCTACCTGTTCCAGAAGCGGGGCTAGAGCCAAGGGCATAAAGACCACGCCAAGCTCTAGCTGATTCGCCGTTGAAATCTACTTCAATATCTAGATAATGACCAGTGCCGCTATTAGCTCGCAGACTTAGCTTTACCAAAAGGTCATCGTAGGTTTGAGGAATAGAAGTGAACTGGATTTGTGCTTGGGCAGAGCCTAGAGTTTTAGATTCGATAAGTTTCATTAGGCGATTACTCCGTAAAGGCTAAAGACACTACCAGAGGCAAAGCCATTGGCATCTGTCAATACTCGCAAAGAGGTTATTACGCCAGTATTAGCCCATCTTCCAGCAATCATTTCAACAACATTTGAGGCTGCTCCATCTCTTGACAAATAAGTTTTGTGTTTGTCCGTTGCCGAGTAGTCCATTATGTTAGCTATGAAGTTAGAACGAGAAGCGTAAACTAACCCTAGCCGTCTTGGGTTTGTGCTTGAGCCTGTTGTGCTTCCATCACCATTGGCAAAAACAGAGGAATAATTACCAGAGGTTGTATCGCCATTGAAGTTGATAAAAACAACTTCACCACCACCAGCAGAAACAACTCCATCAAATACCAAAATCAAATCTCGGTAAGTTGCTGGAATGTTAGAAAAGGTAACTGATGAAGCTGATGAGCCTAGAGTTACAGTAGCTAGAGGTGTATAAGTAGCAGTTGGCATTGTTATCCCTTTATTCCGTATAGAGAGAAGCGAGAGCCAGATACAAAGTTTCCAGCTTCAGGTCTAAGCTCAAAAGATGTTATAGAGGCGGTGTTGATAAAAACTGATGAATGTAAATCTACTCTTGGAAGATCGGCGACTCCTGTAAAAGTTCTTAGAGTTTTATTCTTGGTCGTTGAGTATGCGTCAAGAAGGTCAATAACACCAGCTCCAAAAATGTTAGCTGTTGCTGAGGCAGCACTCTCCAAACCTACAAGGGCAGAAGTTTGACTCGTTGCTGCCCCGGATTGAACGGTAGCACCATTTCCATATAAAAAGTGCTGGGCATAAGTAGCACTAGTGACACCATTCAACCGACCTAAAACACCGTTTCCAGGCACAGCAGCAGAGCTTCTAGCCGTATACCTAACTTGCAAGTGCTTATAGGTAGATGAGTATGTGCCTAAACTGCTGAAAGTAATAGAGGGCGTGGAAGAAGATAAAATCTGAGTTTCAATAAGCTCGTAGTCAGTAAGGGCAGCTGCCCCACCAGCCCCAGCAGCACTAAAAATACCTAACGCTGAGAGAGTCATTAGACTGCCGTTGCGTTACCAATAATGCGGTAAGAGTTAGAAGCAACACAGACAACAGACACAGCGTCATAACGAGTGCCGATTGCGTAAGCGGTTCCTGCGGTTCCTCGGCCAAGGATAGATACTGCGGTTGAAGCTGCGTTGATTGTGACTGTTCCTGCACCATCTCTAAGAATGTCCACACGCTCACCAGCCTGGAAAGCTGTGGCAGTTGAGAATGTGACTGTTTGAGCTGAGGCAGAGTCAAACTCTAGAATCTTGTAGCGGTCAGAAGTGAGCACGGTGTAAGAGCTAGCAGTAGAAAGGCTTAGGCTTACTTCGTTACTCAGATATAAATTGACGTCCGAAGCCGCAAGGACTTCTCCAGCTGTAAAGGTTTTTCTAGGCATTATTTTCCTTATGTCTTTCTTTTATTTTACTAGTAACCAAGGCGGTCGTCGTCTAGGACACCGAGAAGCGCATTATCTAGGATAAATAGTGCGAAGTCTAGGCGTTCCAAAGTAAAGGTAATGTTCTTGCTGTTGTTTTCCCAGCTATTGTTTATGCCGATTACTCGACAATACTGCTCGATCGCCGGGGGAACTTGTGAAGGTAAGAATTTGACTTGAACAATATCGCCGATTTCTAAGTCTAGAACTAGATTCTGTTGCGCTGTTGAAATGTTGTCTAGTGATACGGTGACGGTTTCAAATCGGTATTGTGGCTCTTTGAATCGTGCTAGAAGGTAATCAGCTAGGAATTGTAGGTCTGCCGGATTCTGGACTAGCAGGCCGCCTTTATCGTAAGAACGGACTCCATAAAGAGCTTGACTATCTAGGTCTTCAGCGAAGCCCGTGTCTGGAATTGCTTCGTCGTTTTCTAGCAAGATTCGGTTGTAAAGATTCTCCGAACCATAAACAATATTTACGTCGATAAATGGAACGGCGGTTAGTAACGGGTCTGTTGTCGTGTTTGAAAAGACCAAGCTAATTACGTTCGGGACGGAGTTTCTTTCCCTAAAGACTACGTTGCCTTCACGCGAAATAAAGAGAGTCCCAAATTCGCTGGTTTCTACAAGCTGAAGATAGCTAAGTGTTCCAGTTGCCTGACCAATTACGGAGTCGAGCATTAGTGTATCTCCGGCGTCTATCTCTCTTCTATCCGCGGGCCACGCCACTTCGGGAAGGTCTAGGATTCTGTTTATTCTTGCTCCAGATAGTTCGCTTGGCGGGGCTAGTTCATCTAAAGCCGAATTGGTCAAAATAGAAAATGCGTCGGATACCGCGATTGAAACGACGGACTTCTTTCCCGGTTCGTACTGAATATCAAAATCGTCAATAAAGCCGTTGAAGATTGGATAGTTATTAGAAGAAATGACAACTTCACGCCGGGGAATGAGCTGCCCAAAATAAGGCCCGGCTGCGTATAGCGGGTCAAATCTTCGGTCGTAGTTATCTACGGTAATTGTGGAAACTCCAGCGTCTATGCGATCTAGAGCTTGCGACTTACCGCGGCGAACATTCGAAGAAACTATGCGAGAAGAAATATCAAAGAGCTTCGTTCCGCCTAGCGTGTATTCCGTGTTATCTAGAACACCCTTCACCGGGTCATCAAGTCGAAAAGCTGTTGGGTCGTTGCTACCTAGATCAAGACCTAGTTCTACCTTTAGAGCTGGAGCTGGCATTACGCGCCCTGCCAGACCGCGCCCGAAGTTCTTTCATAAGCCTTGATAGCGTCCACGATCGCTTTTCCAATAGTCGCACCGGAACCAACTCCGCCTTCTACGTTTATGTTGTAGACGCTTTGCTGCGTTGTGTTATTGAATCTCGACTGAGTTCCGGTCATACCGATTTCGGAACCTAAAGTCTGAATCTCTCCAAAGCCTGCGTTGATTCGTCCTAGCGCGTCTGCTCCCCCCGCTACCAGTCCTGCGGCTAAACGTGCGCCCGCAACTGGCCCAGCCGAAATTACTTGCTGAAGTAGTGCCGGGTCTAGTCCCATAGAAGCCAGCTTCGTAATGTTTCCTGAGAAAGACTTTACCCGGGCTAGGAGCTTATCCATATTGCGAATAATTGAATCGGTCGAACCGCCTAGCTCTGGAAGGCTAAAGGCTTCAACGATTGAGTCCTTGATACTTGAGAATATGCTAGTTACTGAATCGCTAAAGGACTTGTAAATTCTTTCGCGTTCGTCCGTAGCTGCTTTTTCTGAAGCAATAAGTTCATCACGTTTTCTATCCGCTTCTTGTTGATCAGCTAGGATTTGGGCGTTAGT